AAGTATTTGGATAACATGGTAGCACAACATCATAAGGTGCTAGAACAATCTGAGAATATGATAACGGTACACAAAGCACAGGGTGCTATAGATGTACTACGTAAGATTAAACGATTACGTGAGGACGTAGCTAACGCTGAGGGATGACACTATGAACAACATGGCAAAACAAATGGAAATGTTTGACGAAGGTGGTCTTATGGATGAGGGCGGCACTGTTGATCCTGTATCTGGTAATGACGTACCGCCCGGTTCTACTCAAGAAGAAGTTCGTGATGACATTCCTGCCCAGCTAAGTGAGGGTGAATTTGTTTTTCCTGCAGACGTAGTACGTTATTTTGGATTAGAAAAACTTATGGAGATGCGCCAAGAAGCTAAAGCGGGACTTGCACGTATGGAAGCTATGGGGCAGATGGGTAATAGTGAAGAAGCTACTCTTCCTGATGATATACCTTTTTCTATAGAAGACCTTGACACAGAAGATGAAGGCGAGTATAATACTCCTCAAGAGTTTGCATATGGTGGTGTAGTTAAAATGTCGGGTACTAACTACAATACAACACCTAACCCCGGACCAACTACAGGATTTAGACCTTATGTAGCACCACCAATACCAGACTATACTGTGCAACCTGTACAACAAGGTCCACAATTTCAAGGGTCACAGCTTCCGGGTACTCAATTTATAGGAGCAACTCAAACAACTAATATACCTACCTTTGGTCAGACTGTAGGAAACAATCCCGGTCAGTATGATGAGTTTAGAACTTATGTAAATAGTTCAGGACAAACTTTACAAATACCTTTTAAGAATGGTCAACCTCTCTATCCTATCCCTGAAGGATATACATTACAGCAAGATAATGCTATACAGACTACTTCGCCTAGAAGTACCGTTGGACCAACTGATTTTGAAAGTGAAGAAGGAGATGGTCCTGATTATGGCGGCGGCACTTCTTTAATTACAGGAGAAAAGATTGCTGGTTACTCCCCTGAAGAAATTAAAACGGGAGTAACGTCAGCTAAAGACAGGTATGCAATAACAGGTAATCGTGGATTTGATTTATTGAATGTACTTCCGGGCGGCACTTTTATTAAAAATTTATTGCCCGATACAGCTTTAAATATTTTTGGAACAGAGCCAACATACACAGGTAGGCCCGATGATTCTTTAATGGATGCTCAACAAACAGCAAGAAATCAACTTGAAAACTCTTTAGGTGTTAGTATTACAGGGTATGTAGGTTTTCAAAAGGGTGACTTAGACCCTAACTCTGGTGGATTTTTTGATAAAAATGGTATTGCCGTAGATGGAAAAACAGGCGATCAAAGTAAAAATGAAACAGGTACTTTTAATTATGCTTCTTTTTCTGATTACAAAGAGGCTCTATCTGCTGGTAATAAGTCTGGTTGGCGGGGCGGTAAACTAGGAGCAGAGTCTTATTCTGGTTTATCTAGTGCTGCTAAAAACAAATATGATAAGTTTGCAGATATCTTAGGTTATACAGATCATAAAGAAGTAGAAAAACAAACAGAAACTGAAAAAGCATTAGGCTATGCTGAAGGTGTTACTCAAAGAGAATTTGATAAAGAAACAGCATCAGAGGCTGCAGCACGTGAAGCTGCTAATAAAGCGCAAGCTGATCGTCAAGCAGCAGCCAGAGCAGCTAGAGATGCTTTAGATAGAGCAAGAGAAAATGATGAGGGCGGTCAGGATACTGGTGTAGGTGAAAGTGATGGCGGCGGTTACGGTTCAGATGCTGGCACAGGCGGCGGCGGTGATATGGGTGTTATCTGTTTAACCGAAGACATGAAAGTAAAACGTAACGGTGTTATTGATTTTGTAACGAATGTACAGGTTGGTGATATTGTAGACTACACTAGAGTTACAGAAGTTTTACACAAGCATATGCGTGAAGGTTACTATGTAGTCAATGGTGAACTCAAGATTACAAATGATCATCCCGTACTTGCTAACGGTTCGTGGAAGCGCACAGAAAACTTAGTGCTTGGTGACTACATTAATAACGTAGAAGTAACGTCACTTGAGTATATAGAACAAGTAACACCAACAGTTTACATAGGTACAGCAGATGACCGCTATGATGTATACACAGAAGGTGAAGTCTACACAGTGTATGGACAATACAAAAACGCACTGAAGAAAGCTGCGTAAGAAGCTTACTTAAATCTTACAATCAGTTGGCTACTCACTCCCCATGCCCGACAGTGTGGCTACAGTGGCCCCAACAAAGGAATAGATAATGAACGATACAATCATGGCAGAAGAAATGCAAGCACCAAAGAAAGTTGCATTCGCTAATCGTAAATACACTAACGAAGAAAAACGCAAGATTGAAGAAGAAGAACTAGAACAACTAATGAAAGAACAAAAGGGTGAGGCAGAAGCTGCTGCGCCTGAAGAAGAGGAAGAGCCTACATCCGCTGAAGAGAAAACATTTAAGAAGCGTTACTCTGATCTGCGCCGACACCAACAAAAGCAAGCTGAAGAGTTTAAGACTGAACTAGATGCAATGAAAAAGCAGCTTGAGTCAGCCACTAAGAAAGAAATGAAACTGCCTAAGTCTGATGAAGACATTGAGCAGTGGGCAGCAGACTATCCAGATGTAGCAGCTATCGTTGAAACAATCGCAATGAAGAAGGCACGTGAACAGTCCAGTGCTTTAGAAGAGCGTGTAAAATACATTGATGAGATGCAGCTTAATGCTACAAAAGAAAAAGCTGAAGCAGCATTGATGCAGATACATCCTGACTTTGATGAGATCAGAGACAGCGATGACTTCCACAACTGGGCAGAAGAACAGCCTAAGTGGGTACAGGACGCATTATATGACAATGACAATGATGCACGTTCTGCTGCACGAGCAATTGATTTATATAAAGCTGACATGGGTATTTCTAATAAGAAACCTAAGTCAGACAGAGATGCAGCTAAGTCTGTGTCTACAAAGAACTCACGCAGTAAGCCACAGAATAATGAGGCTTCTGGGTATCTAAAAGAGTCCGAAGTACAGAAGATGTCACCACAACAATATGAGAAGGTGGCAGATGAAATCATGGAAGCTATCCGTAGTGGTAAGTTCATCTATGATGTTTCTGGCTCTGCTAGATAAAAAAGGGTTGACAAGTAGTTATTTTTAAGTATAACTATAGTCATATAGGTATATCTACTAAGCGCAATGTAGGTATACCAAATTTTGCAAACAGCCAAGTCTTACGGATTACCTGACGAACATGGCCCGTTGAATAGCAGGGCGGCCACCTTGTTATAACACGCACCCAAGTGAAGCAGCCTCCTAATTAGTCTTGCGAGTTTGTATCTGTAAAATGCTACATAGGAGATTTTAACATGGCATTTACTACTGCTAGTGGTTATGGTAATCTTCCTAACGGTAATTTTTCTCCCGTAATTTACAGCAAACAGGTGCAACTTGCTTTCCGCAAGTCTGCTGTTGCTGAAGCAATCACCAATTCCGATTATTTCGGTGAGATTGCTGCTATGGGTGATTCCGTTAAGATTATCAAGGAACCCGAAATTACAGTTAAGGCTTACGCCCGTGGTACAACCATCACGCCGCAAGACCTTGATGACGAAGACTTCAGCCTGACAATTGACAAAGCTAACTACTTTGCATTTAAGGTTGATGACATTGAAGAGGCACACTCACACGTAAACTTCCAGTCTCTGGCAAGTGACCGTGCTGCGTATCGCCTTGCTGACCAATTTGACCAAGACGTTCTTGGTTATATGTCAGGCTTTAAGCAATCTGCTCTGCACGGCGCAGCCAATACAGCTAACACAACCGTAAATGGTTCCGTTGCTGTTTCAACTGCTGGTACAGACGAATTGCTTGCAAGCATGAAACTGGACGCATCAGACTTTACTGATGGTGCAGGTTCTGCAGGCTCCTCAGGTGCTGCTATTGCTATTGCCCCTCGTACGGGTGGTGCAACTGACGCAACTCCTGCTGCTGGTGATACTCACCCACTGACTTTGATTGCACGTATGGCTCGTCTTCTTGACCAGCAGAACGTGGACTCACAAGGTCGTTGGTTGATCCTTGATCCAGTGTTCATGGAAGTATTGAAAGACGAAGATTCTCGTTTGTTCAATGCAGATTTTGGTGGTTCAGGACTGCAAAACGGTCAAGTGTCCACACAAATCCACGGCTTCCAAGTCTATCAGTCAAACAACCTACCTTCAGTTGGTACTGGCCCGTCATTCGCTGGCACAAACAGTTCATCCAGCTATGGTGTGATTGTTGCAGGACATTCATCTGCTGTTGCTACTGCAGAGCAGATCAATAAGACTGAAACTTACCGTGATCCAGACAGCTTCGCCGACATTGTTCGGGGTATGCATTTGTACGGCCGCAAGATTCTTCGTCCTGAAGCTCTTGTCAACGCCATTTACCATTTAGCATAGGGGGAATAAACAATGGCTACAATTACTGCTACTCTTGCTCCTGCTATGGGTAATTCCCAGCGTGGACGCAATCCGTATATGGTTGAGCAGGTCGTTGACCTTACTGCTAACAGCATCAATCCAAATGGTGACGTAGTACAGTGTATCACTGTTCCTGCAAACACCAAGATTATTGCTGCTGGTTTTCAGGTAACTTCCAGTGCAACTCAGAATACTGGTACTGACGCAACTGCTGTTCTTGGTACTGGCGCAGATGACAATGAATACGTAACAGCGTTTGACATTGACGGTGCTGCTGATGGTGCTTATGCACCTAGCGTAACTGTCTCTGCTGATCTTGTTATCGGTTCTGCGGATACTCTGGACCTTACCCTTGC